ATTTAAATGTATTGAAAATTTCGATAAAAGAGAAAAAGGTTATAAACGCGTTAAAATAAAAATAAATACAAAGGAAAAACGAAAATTAATTAAGAGCATTGCTTGGCAAAATATACCTAATTATAATTTTAATATTTATATGTATACTGATAATAAATCCAAACCACCTAATAGAAAATGCCCTATTTCCCAACTTTATTTGGATGTAGTTCTTTCGGGTTGTCTGGAATATGGTATAAAATTTGCACAACATTTTTTGAAAAACACATTTAATTGGGAAGGTGATGATGGTTCTGTTTTTTTAGTAAACGATAGAAAAAAGAAAAATCCTCGAAAATATGACTTGAAATATATAAATTATAAAAGAATTGATAAAATAATGAAAGAAACTATCCCACAATGTTTTACACCCTTGAAGATTTAAAATTAACATATTTTTAAGTCAATTTAAATTCAACAAGGTTTGCCCATTTCAGAGCGTGTAAATTTTGATTTTGATGTATCGTCTAATACATCTGAAAAATTGCCTCTGCATAAATAACTAGGTCGTATATTTTTATTTATATGACTTTCTGCTATTTTGTAGATATTAGTTGCACCATTACAATCAATTTATCTTTAATTTGATTTTAAAATTAAATTGATTATGAAAAATAACATTTTAATTTTTAATAATTACCAATCATGCCTACAAAAATTAGAATACAACCACTTTTTAAAAATCAAACCAAACGGATAGATGTATTAATTAATATGATACACGGACAACCTTACGATACTATTATCACAAATAATGAAAGAAAAAGTGATGATAGAAGTTATCAAGGATTTGTGTTTGAAACTATTTGTATTATACTTACATTATTGAAATGCTTGCCTATAAAGTTTGAAAACTTGTTTGTTGGAAAGTTTGAAGAATATTATACACAACAAAAATTAGATAATGTGATGAACATTTTGGATTGTCCTATTAATCAAGGTAATGATAAAGCAGATATGACATTATTTGATAAAGGAAAAAAAATAGTATTTTCGATTAAATATAGAGATAATGAAAGGGCAGACATTGAAAAATTGGGTATATCAATATTAAAATTAATTTGTAAAGATAATGATTTGATTGGTCTTATTGTTAAAGATAAATATAAAATAATAAATCATAAATATACAACAGATTGTAGTAAATCAAATCAACTGTTAGAAGAAATATATAAAAATAAACTTTTGCTTGATGAAAATGATATTAAAAATGGGTATGGTAAACTAAAATCTGAATTAAAATCTAAATATTATAATAAATCAGAAGAATACATAGAGTATATAAACAAATATCATTTAGATAATGGTAGAGAAATGTTGGAACAAAAACTTCATCAAGCTATGTTTAGAAATAAAATTATAAAAGAAATAAAAAATGGCAATTTGAATCATCTTATTCAAAATAAACCAAGATCCGGTAAAACTATTTTAATGCTATTAATAGCATATGACATATTAACCTCTCTAAAAAAAAAAAAAATTATTATTATGACTTCTGTTCCTTCTACAATAAAATCTTTTATAAATGATTTACAAAAATGGGATATTTTTAAGCATATAGTATTCAAAGAACAAAAAGATTTTTTGAAACTAAACACCGAGTTTAAAGGTATTTGTTTTGCAAGTGTTCAATATTTAAAAAATGATAATGACGAAGGAACTAAAAAAAATCAATTAAAAAAAATAGGATTTGATGCATGTATATTTGATGAATCTGATCTTGGTTCATCAACTGATAAAACTATAGAAAATATTATTAATTTTACTAAAAGTATCAAAGATGAATTCAAAATTAACATATTTGCTTCTGGGACAGCTAATAAAACCAGATTATTTTATAGGATATCTGAAAAATATACCTACAACTGGGATATTGAAGATGAAAATTGTATGAAGTCTATAGATAATCCTGAAAACTTAAAATTTATGTGTCTAAGACATGGTAATATTTTTAAAGAATATCTTAATCAAAATACTATAAATAAAGATTACAGTGATTGTCCTTCACAGGTTTTGATTCAACCAAAAATATTTAATGAAATGATACAAAAAATAGAAGAGTATAATACTAAATACAATACTAATTTTGGTTATTCAATTAGTAGTTTATTATCTCTTAAACAAAGAAAACCTAATAAAAAGGATAAAAGTAAATACAGAGAAGAATTTGAAATTTGTAATACAGATTATGGTATTGAATTTTTGAAAGAGGTTTTTGATACAATAATATCTAATGATCCAATGAAGAAAACAATAGAAACATATATTGAAAAAACACAAACCAAATATAATTCTCGTAAAACTAATAAGGAAAATCCTAAATTATTTATTGTTTACTTACCAACTGGTAATCGTAAAGGGATTATTCATATGCTACAAAAAACTTTGATTAAATTTTTAAGAGATAATAAGTTATGGAATAATTATTATCTAGGTTATTCAAACTCAACTGATTCAAGTAGTGATTCTAATACTGAATTTAATGATTTTATAGAAAAAGAAATGTTACAAACAAAACTAAAAGAAAAAAAAGGATGTATATTATTTTTAGGACGACAAGGTGGTAGAGGAAATACATATCCTGATTGTGATGTTACAATATCTCTGGATGATGGACATAATTTGGATGAACAAAAACAAAGAAATTATAGAGCACTAACATCAGCTTCTGGAAAAACAATTGGAATAAATGTAGATTTGAATATACAAAGAACATATTATTTGTTAAGTAATATTATACATAAATTTAAAACTATCCAGACAAATAAATCTTTTGCTGAAATTTTACATTATTTAACTGAACAAAAAATATTTATATTTAATCCACAAGAAATTAATTATGTAGATACAACTGATATGGAAATAAAAAATTATTATGAAAAGATTTCGACAAAATTAAGACAAGATATTAAAGAAGAAACACTACTTGAAAATATAGAATGTGAAGATATTTTAAAAAATTACATTAATAATATATCACTAAATACTTCAAATAAAACAAATAATGAAAAAATTAATAAAGATCTTGAAGGAAAACAAAAAGATTGTCCAAAACCGGGTGAAAAAAAAACACTTGTAAATACTGAAGAAAATATTGATATTAATACTACAGAAAATACTGATTATACAGCTGATACTAATACTAACACAGATGAAGATAGTGAAGAAACATTTAAAGAACAAATCAACAAGACTAAAGAATTAGTAAAAAGAATACTTCCTATATTATGTAGTATTTTAAGAAACGAAGATAAACCAGATATATTTAAAATACTTAAATATGATAATGAATATGGCGAACTAATAGATTTTAATATTAATAAATTTAATATTAAAATTGATTTAATAAAAATAAAAGATATTATTAATAATATCATGTTAAATAATAAAAAAATTGTTAATGAAATGATAGAATTATATACTAATGCCACACCTAGAGAATATCGTAGTCTTATTGAAAAACATTATTTACCAAGTGATAAAGAAAGGGCTGAAAATGCAGAAGTGCCAACACCAGTTAAATTAGTAGATGAAATGCTTAATAAAATTCCAAGTAACATTTTTGAAAATATATATAAAATATTAGAGCCTTGTTGCGGTAAGGGAAATTTCGTTCTTGGAATTTTTGATATGTTTTACAATGGATTAATTGATAAATATGAAGATACCCAGTTATTATGTAAAGATATAATTGAAAAATGCATATATTTTGGTGATTTAGAATCGAATAATGTTTTCTTCACAAAACAACTATTAATTTGTCATGCTCATAGTTATACTGGTATAAGAGAAACAAATTATAAGTTTAATTCATTTGTCGGAGATACGCTTAATAATTCATTAGAAGAAATTTGGTCGTGTGATTATTTTAAAGCAGTTATTGGAAATCCTCCTTATTCAACTGATCCATCAAATCCTAGTACAAAACCTCTTTATGATAAATTTACAATAAAGTATATTGATAATTGTGACTATTTATTATTTGTAGTTCCATCAAGATGGTTTATTGGTGGAAAAGGTTTAGATAAATTTAGAAAATTTATGTTGAAAAGAAAAGATATTAGATTAATTAATCATAATAATAGTTCGCGTGAATGGTTTGGTCCAAATGTTAATATTGAAGGAGGAGTTAATTACTTTTTAAAAGATAAAAATCATAATGGAAATTGTAAATTTAATGGAATTGATTATGATATTTCAAAATATGAATGCATTATTAAACCGGAATTACATAATTTGGTTGATAAAGTTATTGAAAAAAAAAATATAATAGAACTTTACAAAGGGCGTTGTTTTGGTATAGAAACAAATGATAAAAGGTTACAAAATGAGGGTAATATTAAATGTTATGTTTCTAAAATAAAATCTAAATCTCGTATTAAATATTTAGAAAATTATGATTTTAATGAAAATAATAAATTTTGGAAAGTTATTACACCAAGAGCAAATGGTAGTAATCCATGTTTTGGAGAAATATTTATTGGTAATCCAGAAGAAGTTCATACAGGTAGTTATATATCATTTAAAGTTGAAAATGAATCTCAAGCAAAATCTTTAAAATCATATTTAGAAACAGATATAGTAAATAAACTTTTATCAATTAGAAAAATTTCACAAGATATTAGCAAAAATACTTGTAAATGGATACCACTAGTTCCACTTGACAGAATATGGGATAATAAAAAAGTGTTAGAATATTTAGAAATACAATAATTTTATAATATTATGTGATTTCTTCAAAACCCTTAATAATATAAAACTAAAATATTTACGACTATTTGGTATTAAATCCATATTTTTTCTTGTTTTTCTTTATCATTATCTAAATTATAAAGTAATACTATTAGTTTCAAGTGAATCTAAAATTTCTATAATTTTATCACAAATTTCTTCTTTTTCTTCTTGTTCTTTTTTTGTATAATTGCTTTTTAGACTCATAATTCTATTAGAAATTCTAGTGAAATTTTATTTATCAAGTTTATAATTTTTAGGTTTCTTTCTTAATGTAGATTTACTTCTAACATATTTAGGATATGTTTCTTTTTGATAAGAATATTGAAAATAATTTTTATAATTTATTGGTTTTATTTTACTTATTGCTTTTCCTACTTCTCTTTTTAATTCTGGATATTTCAAAACTTTTTTATTTAATTTTAAATAGTGTTTAATTTGATTAAATACCATCTCAATTACATTTGTTTTTTTAGTAAACGATAGAAAAAAGAAAAATCCTCGAAAATATGACTTGAAATATATAAATTATAAAAGAATTGATAAAATAATGAAAGAAACTATCCCA